TTAAATGCGTTTCCTGAGCTTTCGCAGGGGCGAGTGATAAAACGTATCACACGCGATAACTCTTATGGTTTAGAGCCACAGGAGAACGGCGTACAGGACTGGCTATTGCCATTGTCAGTACGCTACGAAAACACTTACGAAGTAATATAACAAGTAACAACCGGCTATCAATTGGAGATAGTCGCTAACCTACACGGCCTTTTAAAAGTTATAGGCAGAAAGGACATTTCTATGGCAGTTACAGGCAAGATTGACCGTAAATATATGGCCCATTATATTGATGCAGGTTCCCTCTGTGGAGGACTGACACCGAAATATGAGCGTCTTGGAAAGGATCTGGAAGAGTATAACGTAGAACTCAATCCGGATACTGAAACCTCTAAAAACATTCTTGGAGAATCCACATTCAAACACAACGGCTATGAAGTTTCTTCTGACGCTGATCCGTTCTATGCAGATACTACTTCTGATCTGTTCACAGCATTACAGAAAATTGTAGATGGACGTCTCAAAGACGACAACCTCAAGACAAAAGCAGTTGAGGTCCATCTCTGGACTGAAGCTACAGCAGGCAAATATGAAGCATATCAGCAGGATTGTTATGTTGTGCCGACATCCTACGGCGGTGATACATCCGGCTATCAGATTCCATTTACCGTCAATTATACTGGCGAACGTGTAAAAGGAAAGTTTGATATCAGTTCCGGTACATTCACAGCCGACAGCGAATAATTTTTAGGAGGGTATAGAAAATGGCAAAAACAATTAACACAAACATTGATGATGGATTTCTTCTTTTCACATTTACAAATAAACAGGGTGAAGTGTTCTCTTCATTTAAACTGAACCCTACTGACATCAACATTGCGGCAAGAGCGGAAGAATTGGAAACTTTCTTTGAACAGGCTCAGGAATCTGTTAAAAATGTTTCTTCCAGTAAAGAGATGGCAGAGATTAATAAGCAGATCGAGGACAAAATCAATTATATGCTCGGATATGAAGCATCTAAAGATTTATTTAAAGAACCAATTACCGCAACGACTGTTTTTGAAAATGGTCAGGTGTTTGCCTATATCGTTCTGGACAAAATCAATGAAGCACTTGCTCCAGAAATTGAAAAGAGAAAGAAAAAAATGCAGGAAGTAGTCAATAAATATACGGAGAAGTATACAAAATGACCGCCTATGAGTTACCCACCTCACTAAATATCAGTGGGGTGGATTTTTCTATCAGAACGGATTTTCGAGTGATTATTGACATTCTCATAGCTATGAACGACCCAGAACTGGACGAGCAAGCGAAAGCGGTAGTTATGTTACAGATTCTGTTTGAGGACTGGCAGAGCATACCGGTTGAGTGTCTGGATGAGGCCTGTCAAAAGGCTTGTGAGTTCATCGACTGTGGTCAAGCTGACAATGATCCAAACAAACCGAAGCCCCGCTTAATGGACTGGGAACAGGACGGAGACATGATCGTCCCGGCGGTAAACAAGGTTGCCGGTAAAGAAATCAGAGCCGTACCGTATATGCACTGGTGGACGTTCTTCGGATATTTTATGGAATCCGGCGAGTGCCTGTTCAACACAGTTGTTGGAATTCGCTCAAAAAAGGCGAAAGGCGAACGGTTGGACAAATGGGAAAAGAAATTCTATCAGGAAAACAAGAACATCATTGATATAAAAACACGTCTCAGCGACGAAGAGCAAGCGTACAAGGATGCGCTGAATGAGATGTTGAACCTCAAATAGTTAGGAGGTGAATATATGGCTGCTGATGGCTCAGTCATTATTGATACCAGAATGGACACAACTGGTGTCCAAAATGGCGTATCAGCTATAAAACAGTCATTTAACGGACTTGGCAGCGTAGTAAAAAAAATAGGCGTACTGATTGGCGGAGCATTTGCAGTTGGTAAGTTAGCGCAGTTCGGAAAAGAGTGTGTGGAGCTTGGTTCCGACCTCGCAGAAGTTCAGAACGTGGTTGATGTTACATTTACAACCATGTCGGATAAGGTCAATGAATTTGCGAAGAATGCCATGACCTCAGCCGGACTGTCAGAGACAATGGCTAAACGGTATGTCGGAACGTTCGGAGCAATGTCTAAATCGTTCGGATTCTCAGAACAGCAGGCTTACGACATGTCAACAGCTCTGACGCAGCTGACTGGTGATGTGGCATCATTCTATAACATCAGTCAGGACTTGGCTTATATTAAGCTGAAATCAGTGTTTACAGGCGAAACGGAAACGCTAAAAGATTTGGGTGTCGTTATGACGCAAAGTGCCCTCGACCAGTATGCACTTGCAAACGGTTACGGAAAAACCACATCTGAAATGACCGAGCAGGAGAAAGTGGCTCTCCGCTTGGCTTTTGTGCAGAAACAGTTGTCTGCCGCATCTGGTGACTTCATTCGTACTTCAGACAGCTGGGCAAACCAAGTCAGGGTGATGCAGTTACAGCTGCAATCTCTCAAGGCAACAGTCGGACAGGGATTGATTAATATTTTCACGCCTGTTCTGAAAATTATTAATATTTTACTGGGTAAACTGGCGACTCTGGCAAATGCCTTCAAGTCATTTACAGAGCTTATCACTGGCAAAAAATCTTCCGGTCAGACAGGCGCGAGTGGTGCAGGCCTTGCCGGAACAGATGCAATGGCTGACACAGCCGACCAATATGGAAATGCTGCCGACAATGCTGAAAAGTTGGCAGATGCGACAAATGATACAGCAGACGCAACCAAGAAAGCTACTAAGGCGGCAAAGGGATATCTTAGTCCTTTGGATGAAATAAATAATTACTCAACGGATAAAAGTACGGATTCATCGTTAAAAGCACCGAGCGCAACCGGCGGACTTGCGGATCAGATGAAAGATGCTGTGCAAAATGTTGATTACGGAAAGATGGCAGAGGGTGAGACAGTTCTTGATAAAATGTCAAAACCACTAAAAAAGATAATCGACAGATTTAAACAGCTGGCCAAGTTAATCGCAAAAGGATTCTGGGATGGATTAGGAGATTACGAGCCGATTTTTGACGGAATAAAAAAGGATCTCGATTCCATATGGAAATCTTTAAAGGATATCTTTACTGATTCAGAAGTTACTAAAGCAGCAAATAATTTTCTTGATTCATTTGCATATGCAATTGGACAAGTTGCTGGCTCATTCGCCAGAATCGGATTAACAATTGCGCAAAACATTATAGGCGGAATTGAAAAGTTTTTAAATCAGAACACGCAAAGAATAAAGAACTATCTGATAGATATGTTCAATATCGGCTCTGAAATTGCACAAATAGGTGGAAATCTTGCAGTTGCTTTCGCTGATGTTTTTTCAGTTTTCGGCGGAGAAACTGCGCAACAGATCACAGCAGATTTAATCGGAATCTTTGCTGAAATCGGAATGGTTCTTACGGAAACGGCTGTAAAACTTGGCAGAGATATCCTTAACATGATTGCGCAGCCTTTTATCGACAACAAGGACATTTTGAAGTCAGCAATCGAGGGTAGCCTCGGAGTAATAGAAACCGTAACAAGTGGGGTCTTAACAGTTGTTCAAAACCTTAGTGATGCAATATCGAGGCTATACGATGAACATGTAAAACCGTTCTTTGATTCTATAGCAAATGGACTGTCAAGCATATTTGGAACCCTGATGACTGGCTATAACACATACATTCTTCCGGTATTACAAGGACTGGCAGAACAGTTCAAAGGGCTATTAGAGGGACCGTTAGGGGATGCGATTTTAAAGATAGAAACATTCCTCGGAAAACTCATTGATTCTCTGAAACTTCTGTGGGAGTCAGTGTTAGTGCCTTTGATTAACTGGATAATCGCAAATTTGCTTCCGGTTGTGGCAAAGATAATTGACGTTGTAGGAACCACAGCAATAAAAGTCTTGGAATCATTAATTAAAATTATTGGTGATGTAACAGACGCGCTGAGCGGAATCATTGATTTTCTTGTCGGCGTTTTCACGGGAGACTGGGAACTGGCTTGGCAGGGAATAAAAGAGATTGCAGATGGAATATGGAATCTTATTAAAGACATTATAACTGGCGCATGGGACGTAATTAAAACTGTGACGAAAGGCGCACTTAAAATAATAAAGACCGTCATCAGCACTGCCTGGAACGCAATTAAGACAGCGACTTCAACAGTCTGGAATGCCATTAAAAAAACGCTTTCTAATTTATGGAACGCTCTTAAATCCACCGCGAATACAGTATTTAACGCAATCAAGAATAAAGTTACAGGTGTGTGGGATAGTGTAAAAAGCAAAACGTCCCAAGTATGGGAAAACGTAACTACATTTGTTTCCGATAAAGTAGAAGCGATAAAAAATGCTATCACTAATAAGTTTAATGCCGCCAGAGATGCAGTCAAATCTGCATTTGAAGGAATTGTGAATTTTATTAAAGCTCCCATTAATCAGGCAATCGGTATCGTCAATAATGCAGTTGGGATGATTAATAATGCAATTGGTGGAATTGAATCTGCGTTTTCTTTTGGGCCATGGGATGTACCTACGCCGTTTGGAAAGAAAAGAATTGGATTTCATGCGACATTTCCGCGTGTCGGAACTATTCCGTATCTGGCCAGTGGCGCAGTTATTCCGCCACGAAGCGAATTTCTTGCGGTATTAGGCGATCAGAAAAAAGGCAATAACTTAGAAACACCGGAAAGCCTGTTGCGCCAGATCGTCCGGGAAGAATCAGGAAAAGGACAGGGAGACGGAAATACCTACAATGTTACAGTCAATGCATCTGGCAGAAAATTGTTAGATATTATTATTAGTGAAGCCGAAATGAGAAGAAATCGAAACGGGAAAAATCCATTTGAGTTAGCATAAGGAGAAGAATATGACACAGGAACAGTTCAAGATAGACAATGTTGTTATAAGAGCACCGGACAGTTATAAACCGGTGTTCGCAACCACTTCTACAGAAGACTCTAAAAGAAGTCAGGATTTGATTATGCACAACACGCCAATGGGAACGATTGGCGGGTATGACATGCAATGGGGTGAACTTTCGTGGGCTGAAATAGCAACTATACTAAACACTGTACTTAATAAAAGTCAATTCACGTTCCACCACAAAGACCCGACTGTTCCGGGAAGATGGATAGACAGAACGTTCTACGCATCAAATTTCAATATGGCCGCGCAAACTCTGAAAGACGGGGAAGAAAAGTGGACAGATTTGTCTATTAACGTAAGGAGGATTGAGCCGATTTGATAAATGTATCTACTCAATTGAAGAAAGAATCTCTTACAAACAGAAATTATTACGTGACGGCAAATGTTACATTGTCAGACGGCACTACTCTCAAATTAGGCAAAAAAGACTTTTATCTGTCCGGAAATAGTCTTGTAGATTCAGCAGACTCTGGGGATTTCCCGGTGGGTGTAGCAATAGAAAAAACAGCAAATCTGTCATTAGTGAATGACGATGGTCGCTTTGACGATTACAACTTTAACGGTGCAAGATTTGTCATTTTTCTTAACCTTCAGTTGTCTGATAAATTAGAAACTATTAAAAGAGGTACTTACATTGTATCGAAAAAGCCTGCAACAGCGAGTGAAATAAGTCTTTCTCTCTTAGATAAAATGCATAATGCTGATAAGACATATGATTCTAATTTATCTTTTCCTTGCACTGTCAAAGAATTGCTTTCAGAATGTTGTCAGCAGTGCAATATTGCGCTTGGTGATGTAACATTCCCGAATTCAAATTTTCAGATTCAGCAGTCACCATCTAGCACAACGTATCGTACAGTAATCGGAATGTGTGCCGGGATAGCCGGCGGAAATGCAAGAATTGATGAAAATGACTTACTCAGGATTATTACGTTTGATAAGACATTTACTAATGCGGCTATTTACGATGGTGGAACAGTAAAGAACTGGACAAATGGTGATGATCTGGATGGAGGCACGCTTAATCCGTGGACGGCAGGGACTGTGATTGATGGTGGTACGTTAAGCAATAACGATTATCACGCGTTATTTTCAATTCAAAATTTACAATATGACGTAGACGATGTTGTTGTAACAGGTGTCAAATACGTAGAAGATGAGACCGAATATATGTCGGGTCAGGACGGCTATGTAATTACTATTGATAATCAGCTATTGCCAGGAAATGCACAGGCAGGAGTCGAAGCTATTGGAAATCAATTAATCGGTTTGCGAATGCGCCCTTTTTCATGCGACGGAATCGCCAACGGATACGCCACTTTTGGCGACCCAGTTGAATTTATTGACACTAAAAATCGTGTTTTTAGATCATTTGCAACTAATGTAGAGTTTGTGTTCGGTGGTTCAACATCATGGAGCTGTAGTGCAAAGAGTGCCGAAGAAGATGTAAGCGAGTTTATTGGTAGTCAGCAAGTAGCGGTAGAGCAGTCAAAAAAAGATATAGAGAAGAAACTATCTGCCTATGACGTAAAGCTCAAGCAAATGAATGAGCTTGCAGCAAACACACTGGGTTTCTTCTATACAGAGGAAATACAAGAAGATGGCTCCGTGATAACGTATCGGCACGACAAGCCTGCACTTGCCGATTCTAAAGTAATTTATAAGACAGGTGTTGATGGATTCTTCTTGTCAGTAGACGGCGGTCAGACATGGAAAGCCGGATTTGACAGCAATGGCGATGCTGTTCTGAACATTCTTTACGCGATTGGCATTCAATCAGAATGGATTAATACAAGAGGCTTCACAGCGAAAGACAATAACGGGAATACGACATTAAGAATAGATGCTGACACGGGTGCTGTCACATTAGAAGTTGAAAACTTTACGCTAAAAAGTAGAACTATTGAACAGATCGCCAAGGACGTTGTGGATGGGGCGGTTCAAAATAATGTGACTATCCCGAACTATTATGGTACGTACGCGCCAACATTGCAGAACTATCCGGCATCTGAGTGGAAAAGTGAAGAATATGAAAAACATGACGGCTCGATTTTCATGAATTTCTCTACAAGCCAAGTATATATGTTTTCTGGGGCTGAGGGCGTTTGGCAAGAACTGGATGTTGAAAAAATTGTCAATTTTGAAAGAGTTTTTAACGCTCTGACAGATAATGGTAAACAAGAGGGAATCTATATGCAGAACGGGCATCTGTATGTAAATGCTTCTTATGTTAAGTCCGGCCAGATTTCAGCTGATTTGATTAATCTGAAAAACATTAATGTTACAAACAGTTCTGGAATATCAACATTTGCGATTGATAACTACGGAAATGTTACGCTCAGGCCTAATACATTCGCACTGACAAACGGCGATACAATATATAGTGTTGCTGAAGATAAAGCTTCGACAGCATTATCAAGTGCAAACAGCTATACAGATAAAGCGCTCAGTAATCTCAACATAGGAAAGATGACTAAACAAGAGATTATTGATGTGCTAAGCGATAACAGCAAGAATAAAGGTCTGTATCTATCAAATGGCAACGTGTACATGAATGCCGATTATATTAACACAGGCGAATTAGCAGGATGGAAAGTTGGAAATAAAAAACTTTCAGCAAGTGGCACGTATGGAGAAGTAACGCTAGACGCTTCAACTGGAGAGATTTATTCAGAGACGAATACAGGAGTATATGTGCCGGGGTACGGGACGTTGTATGGAACGCGAATTAGAGGAATCAATCTTTACACAGGAACCGTACACGCAAGCTCAGTTTCGGTTAATACTAGCGTTTCGGCGGGCAGTGTTTCGGCTGGTGCTATTAGCGCAACAAAGACCATTGAAGCGGGCGGAATTATTAAATCACGCAGTCACATTGAAGCGTGGAATAACGGGCATTTTTATTGCGTGGGCACGGGTACTGATTTAGCAGATGCTTCTATCAGAGGGAAGTTGAAAGTAAGCGGGACGAAATCAAGATCAGTTTCGACGGTAGACTATGATGAACAGCTCTTTTACTGCTATGAAATGCCAACCCCATTTTTCGGAGATATCGGTGAATCTGTAATATCGGATGACGGGACTTGTATGATTGACATAGATGATATCTTTCAAGAATCTGCAAATGTTGGCATTAAATATTATGTGTTTTTGCAAAGAGAAGGAGGGGGTGACTGCTGGATAGCCGAGAAAGAGCAGAATTATTTTGTTGTAAAAGGAACTCCGGGACTTAAATTTTCGTTCGAAATCAAAGCAAGACAAGCTGAATATGAGCATATGCGATTTACTGACCCGGGAGATACGGCTTATACAGACGCAAGAGATATAGAAATCCCGGAACCAAATTATGAGTCAGAAGAAACAGAGATCTCGGAACCAGATTATGAATCAGAACTTACTAACGACAGGTTAAGCATTATCAATCAGATGGAGGTAATATCATGAAGAAGATTTTAACAAGTTTTATGAATCTTAGCACTGGAGAGGGAAGCCGCATCGCTTACACCTATTCAGAAGTAGACGAAAACACGGGAAGTATTATCAGCCAGAACAATAAAGGCAATTTCCTTGTGATGAATGACGATGTGCAGAAAAATCTTAATTCTGTAAAGAATTACATAAGGAATAATTTCCTTTTATAAGGAGGTAAATTTAATATGGCTGATACATATACAATACAATTCCGGCGCGGTATGTACTCCGATTTTGATACGTCGAAAATTCGCCCCGGAGAGCCCGTTGCGATTCTTGGCAATGACCCGTCCGTTCCATCCGGTAAAGCCTTATACATTGCATTTGCGGCTAATGATGTAAGGCGGTTGTGTTCCATTGAGGATATTTCAGAGATGGTTAATGCCGGAGAATTTGTTGGTCCACAGGGTCCAAAAGGTGAAAAAGGCGAGAAAGGAGATAAGGGTGCAGCGGGTCCTACTGGTCCACAGGGTCCAAAAGGTGAAAAAGGAGAAAAGGGCGATCCGGGAGAAAAGGGCGTGGATGGCACCGTGGCATTTGAATCGCTGACACCTGAGCAGAAAGAATCACTGAGGGGTGTCTCTATCACAGCGGTCAGTATCGACACAGATGGAAATTTGACAATAACATTTTCAGATGGTGATAGTGAAAATGTTGGGAATGTTATAGGGCCTCAAGGAGTGCCGGGTCCAAAAGGTGATAAAGGAGATGTTGGGCCAGTTGGTCCGCAAGGTCCACAAGGAGAAAAGGGCGAACAAGGAAAAGACGGAACATCTCTCAATATTCTTGGTACAAAAGAATCTGAGGCAGACCTCCCCCTGAGTGCAGAGAAGAACGACGCGTATTTAATAAATGGAGAAATGTGGGTTTTTGACGGCACGAATTGGAACAATGCCGGCAAGATTCAAGGACCGCAAGGCCCACAGGGTCCGGTTGGTCCGCAAGGGTCAAAGGGCGACCCAGGACCGCAGGGCGTAAAAGGAGACCCCGGAGAAAAAGGAGATACTGGCGCGCGAGGAATCACATTCACTCCTGTTGTAGACAGCAAAGGAAATATAAGTTGGAGTAATGATGGAGGACTTGAAAACCCCCAGACGGTAAATATTACCGGGCCGCAAGGCGATACGGGTGCGAAAGGAGATGTTGGACCGCAAGGAGAAAAGGGAGAGGTTGGGGGTGCAGGACCTAAAGGAGACAAGGGCACTACATTTATCCCAAGTGTGGATACTGATGGAAACATAAGTTGGAGCAACACTGATGGAATTGCCAATCCCGAAACAGTAAACATCAAAGGACCAAAAGGAGACAAGGGGAGTGATGCGACTGTCCCGATTGCTACAATTGAAATTCTTGGCAAGATTAAGCCTGACGGCAAGACAACATTCGTAGATGAAGATGGAACGCTCCACGCAAAAGGCGGTGGCGCAACCATTACCCCTCCCAAACCCGTAAACAACCCAACGGTTGAGAATGCGAACGCATCAGTTATAATTAAATGGCAAGACCCAGAGAATACTGTAATTAGTGGCTCAACAACCTCTACATGGGCTGGTACAAAACTCGTAATGAAAGAAACGGGCTATCCTGCAAATCCAGATGACGGAATACTTGTGGTTGATAACACAGTTCGTGACAAATACAAAACCACAGGCTATACCGTTACAGGGCTGACAAATGGCAAAAAATATTACTTCACATTGTTTCCATATTCTACCGATGGCATATACAACTACGATGCAGGAAACAGGCTTCTCGGTGAACCAGAGGGTTTGAAGATTGTCACATTTGCCGATGGAACAGATGCTGAAATCACAAAGATGATTGAAGCGCATTACGCAGGCAAAATCAACATTGGTGATTATTGGGCGGTTGGTGATAAGAGAACCATTCATCATAACGCAATGTCTGCAACGGGTGTAAGTGAGTCACACAAAGCAAATGATTACGCTTATGTGATTATCGGAATTGAACATGATGACTTAGTGACTCCTATCAATGGTAAGACCAAAGCTGCTATTACAATTCAGACAGAACGTATGCTGTATTTAGACACTACGACAAAATATAACAGTTCTTATGATACATCACATGAATGTGGTTATATGAATAGCTCAAGAACAAACGATGGTGGTTGGCAAGACTGTGAAAGACGTATATGGTGCAATGAAGTGTACAAGAAATGCTTGCCTACTTATATTCAGAATATGATGAAGCAGGTCAAGAAAAAGACATCAGGAGGTAGCTCAAATGACTATGCGTTTTTACCATCTGAAATTGAAATTTTTGGCAGTACAACGTATTCTTTCGCAGGAGAGGGGAAACAATATCAGTATTTTAAAAATGCTACTGCCAATAGATATAAGAAACCACGTCATGGCAGTGACTATGTATCTGGCTACTATTGGGAGCGTTCGCCTTTCTCCAGCGGCAGCAATTCCTTCTGTCGTGTGAGCTTAGACGGGGGTGCGGGCACTGGCGATGCCAGTGACACTTTTGGCGTTGTCCCTTGCTTATGTATCTAAAATCCTAGCAAATCGTAAGGCGGTTAAAAAGATTTGCGACAATCGGGAAAGCAAATTAATGAATTATTTAGTTGAATAGCTAAGAACAGGAGGTACATATGGATAAAAAAGAAATTGCGAATATCTACAAAGCCATCAATCGAGTTTCAAACAGGCTGAATGAGATGTCTGAAAAGTTAGATATTGTGATGCAGATGCTTAATGCAGAATCTAATCGTAAAATTCTAATTAATAGTGATGGTATTGACGGGTTAGCTGAACTTGTATCAACGCATGATTCGGCACTTGACGAACTTGCTACATTAGTTGCAACAATCGGAGGTAAGAATAATGGTTAAATTTTTCGAAGAGCGAGTAATCAATGGGCTAAAAAAATGGACAGATGTTCCTGAGTTGTGGAATAAGAAGGTAATTGAAAGACTTCAAAAGGATGGCTATGTACTGAATGAGGATGGGACAGTAACAGAATCAAAACCAGGAATAGTGAAATAAAATACGTGCAAGGGAGAAAATATGGAAATTAAAGGAATTGACGTATCATCTTATCAGAATAAGCCAGACTGGGCGAAAGTATTGAATTCTGAAATTAAGTTTGCAATATTGAGAATCCATCAAAAATCTGGAACTGATTCCTCTTTTGAGCATAACTACAAAGGATGCAAGTCAAATGGAATCCTTGTCGGCGGATATAAATACAGTTACGCTCTGACACCGGCACAGGCAATTGATGAAGCTGAGAGCGTAATTTCTGTTCTTGGCGGACGCGGAATGGACTTTCCAATCTTCTACGACCTTGAATGGAGTCAGCAGAGAAACCTTGGAAAACAGGCGATTGAGAATATTGCAGTAGCATTTCTGACCAGAATCAAAAAAGCCGGTTATAAGGTCGGTATCTACTGCAATCTTGATTGGTACAATAACGTTCTGTCAGACACCCTGAAAAAGTACGATTGCTGGATTGCTCGTTATCCGGCTGGTGATAATGGCTCTGTACAGGAAAGATTGCGTCCATCTGTTGGTGTAGGCTGGCAGTATTCCAGTAGAGGAAAAGTATCCGGCATTAGTGGTAACGTTGACATGGATGTATTCTATAAGGATTACAAAGAGGAGGTTTCTGCAATGGATAAAGCTATTGAAAAAGTGATTCTCATTGCAAAAAATGAGATTGGATACCTTGAAAAGAAGAGCAATAGTCAGCTCGACAGTAAGACTGCGAACGCCGGTTCGAGCAACTATACGAAGTACTGGCGAGACATTAAGCCATCATATCAAGGACAGCCTTGGTGCGCAGCATTCGTGAGTTGGTGCTTTATGGAAGCATTCGGACAGGAAAAAGCAAAAAAACTGTTGAAACACTGGCCCTATGTTTACTGCCCAACACTTGGTAATCTGCTTACAAGGAACGCTAATCCAAAGATCGGTGATATTGTAATTTTTTATCATAATGGAACTTTCACTCATACCGGCATCGTAACGGCCGTAATCGGAGACAGGTTCTATACCATCGAGGGAAATACTTCTGGTGCATCTGGAATTATTGCAAATGGCGGCGGTGTCTGTGCAAAGAGTTATCTTAACAGCCAGATGCCCGGAACTAAGTTCTGTACACCAGATTATAGTATTGCATCTGATGCATCTGTACCCGCAAAATCTGAAAATGCATTGCCTAATACCGCACAAACAGGAGAGAAATATATGTTTAATCCAGAAACAGTAAAAGCAGGAGACAAAAACACATCTGTGCTCCTCTTACAGGAAATTTTAAGAGCCAGAGGCTTTAAAGGCAAAAACGGCAAAGCCCTGAAACTTACATGGACGGCAGATGCAAACACGATTTACGCTCTGAAAGCTTATCAGGAATCCAGAAAAGAAGTTCTGGAAGTGGACGGAATCTGTGGACCCGCTACATGGAAAGATTTGATTGCTATATAAAAACATCCCGGGGTTAATTCCCCGGGAACTTTATTTACAAACATATTTAGTATCATTTCGGAAGTTTTAGACTGTTATCGTTAGACACACGTTAGTCACAAATAAAAATATTGTTTCCTAATATAATAGTGCCCAAAATACTGTATTTACAGGCATTTGCACAATTTTCTAAATTCTATTTGTTAGTCACAATCAATAAAATTAAAGTAATGAAAATGAAATGTGGGAAATCCTTGTAAAATCGCTGAAAACGTTGATTTTAATAGGGTTTCCGGCATTTCGATAATGATATTTCGGTTGTTTTAGAAAGATTAAAATAGGTTCCGTTAGTCACAATTAGTCACAAACGGAACTTCTATCTTTTCTATCTCTGCCCGGAGTTCTTCCAGTGTCCTGTGTCCATATACCGCGTTTGTAATATCTCCACCAAAGGAGTGGCCAAGCATTCGCTTTCGGTCGTTCTCCCGGACGCCATATTTTTCACATAGGGCAGAAAATGTGTGCCGACAATCGTGCGGCGTGTGTTTCGGATTGCCGACTATTTCCAAACGTTCCAGTGTAGGATAGAACAACGCTTTTCTATAGTGCTGCTGAGTATATACGCATAGCTTCCCGTTTTGCGCCAGTACTTTCTGTTCAGCAAAATGATATATAGCAGGATGTATCGGGACAATTCTGCTTTTACCGGCTTTTGTTTTGATTCCGCCTTGAAAGTATTTTTCTTCCAAGTTAGTTGTGAGTTTTAGTACTTCCCCAATTCTCCAGCCAGAGTAACACATAATAAGAATGAGCTGCACTTCTGGATCGTCGGTATTGTTCCACAGTACTTGCAATTCCTGATCGGAAAATGGTGTCCCATGCTCTGTGTCATTATCGGCGTTGACATGGACATATAACGCCTTATTTTCCGTTACAATTTCTGAGTAGACTGCATATTTGTACATCTGTTTGAACAGAGTTAAAATAATCATCTGGCTTTCCTTTTTTAGCGTACAATCATCAATAACCTTTTGCATATCAGGAGCCTTTAAATCTTCGAATATGCGATTATGCAGAGCAGTACAGTTTGTGTAAGCTGTCCGATATGCTTCCTTTGAACTGTATGACAGTTTTGTCCCCTCTGGGAACTTCCACGCGTAAAACTGCTCATATACATCTGAGAACGTCAATTTCTTGATTTCTGGGTGTTTTCCTTCGACACCCTTGATTGTATTGTAGTCGGCAATTAAGCGACTTATAAGGGTATCTATATCGGTCGTAGGAGACACCTCAAGAGTCCGTTCCATGCCGGGTTGATACGTGCCGGCTTTGTATGCTGTCAGGACAGTGAAACCTTTTATCCAGTCATCAACGTAGCAGATCGCCGGCGGACGTTTTAGTTTACCATTATCGCCCAGTGTAGCTGGTGGATGCACTGCGAAACAGTTTCTCCGGTTCTTGCCAAGATACCGGATAGAGCCGAAATTATTCGGCAATTTTGGATATTTCTTTCTTTTCTTCGCCATTTTTATTCCTCTTTTCTTTAAACGGTTGTTTGAGTATAAAAATAACAGCCGAACAAATTTTCTGTCTTGTTCGACTGCTCCGAAGATGATACAATATGTTTTGCCAGAGTATAGCATCTCTTCGGAGATGTATAAACGCCGTCCCAGTACGCCAATGCCGGGGCGGTTTTTATTTAATTATGTGATTTCCAATTTACTCTCATTACAATTCCTACAATCCAATATATTCCGCCAGAACAAGCACCCAATATTAAAATCCAGAACCAACTGAGATACCATGGCATTTTCCGCTTTATATACGGTGTACCTGAGCTCGCCGCTGAGGATGCAGAGGAAGATGCAGAATTATTAATGATGATGTCTTTGTTGTTAGAAGTCAACTGCTCTACTTGCTTTCCGCACTTAGGACACACTACGCAGTCGTCGTCAATAAGTTCTCCGCAGTGCTTACAATATTTTTTCTTTTCATTCATGATAAACGCCCTCCTGATATGATTTTCACCGCACTTCGCGCTTTTTATGCGGATTATGTATTTTGTACCGCTGATTTTGCAACATTATGTAAAGTACGGTTATATGTGGTATTTTTATTTTATCATTTTAAGAGCATATTGTAAAGATTTAGAATGAAATAGAGTGATTTAGATGAAAAAGAAATGTTTTAAGTGCTTTGTACTTCTCTTGCTGATCTATAAGGTATTTAGTCTTGTACATATCCCACAAAAGATAATTTCGAATAATAATCAGAAAGATATGCAGATAGTTCATTCGTATACGATATATCAGGACCATTCTGTCCAGAAGTATCCGCATACAAACAACAGCGGTGAAAAAGTTTGCGATCTCGCATTTTTACTCTGCGAAAGCATAATTTTCTTTGAGATTGCAAAGTTTATGTATGAAATGGCGAAAATCCATGTATATCATTGGCAGTTGCCAAGAGTCGGAATTGATGGTATAATAGCAAGAGCGAACTAATGTTCGGTTCTATTTCCCACAGCCGGACATATACTGTAGTGTAGGTGGTAGTTGCGACAGGGAGGGTTATTTATGGATTATAAGAAAGAGATTATTGAGATGATAGATAAAATAAATGATGACAGTCTGCTTGAATTCTTCTATAGATTCATTGCCAGAGTATTAAAAAACCGGGGAAATTAATCCCCGGCTTTATTTTTGGAATAGAGAGCATCTACGTAGCCATAAACTAACTGTTGGTCGTCTTTTGGAAGATTAGTGAGTTTTTCAATGCAGGACAGTAGCTGCGGATTTCCTGAGATATCTGCGACTAATTCTGCATTGTCTGGCTTATGTTCCGTCCATCCCATTAAGTAAGCAGGCGATACGCCTAATGCCTTAGCATAGTCACGCACTTTCTTTATAGAAAGTTCTCTTGAATTTTCAACCTTATTCACGGAAGATCTTGACTTATATCCAAGTTTTAATGCCAATTCTTCTTGCGTCATGTCTGAATTTTCACGGCACTTTCTAATTCTTTCTCCTATGTCCATGGAGTTTACCTCCTTTCTGCTTACAATGAGAGTATAACATGTGTTGAAAAATATTTCAACATTTTTTGAAAATATTGTTGACAAAAATATCAACACGAGTTATAGTGTTAAATGTAGACAGAAACATCAACAAAAAGAAAGGAGGAACAGGAATGGTTGATACTCCATTGCTTGAACAGAGAATTAAAGATTCTGGAAAGAAATATGGATATTTGGCTGAGAAATTAGGGATTTCAAGGCAGTATTTCAGAATGAAATGTAAGAACAAGGCAGACTTCACAAACAGGGAAACAGATATCCTCTGTAGTGAACTTGGAATCACATCACTTACTGAGAAAGAAAAAATTTTCTTTAAAAAGTAGACAAAATCATCTACAAAGTTCTTAACTTGGAGGTGAAAACAAAATGTTAGATTATTTCGTCAGCGAAAATATTCTTGGTCAGGTTTCAATTCAGCTCGAAATGACGAGCCACGATTGGTCGAGATTAAAAACATCTGCCGCGTGGACGCAGGTGGAGCAGATTCTAATGGAATCTGAAAAACAAAATAACCACTGCTTCCGCCATAACCAGACAGGCAAACCGGAAGTGGTGCATTGTACAAGTTGTTGGATGAAACGGTTTTTCCACCGTTTTTTCGTTCGGAAGATGCGACGGTAGTTGGCAGTTTATCACATGGATATGTGTTTCCATTAATAACGATGGAGACATCTGTGATTGATACGGCAGAATTTGAAAGGTTATCAAATTGGATATAAGCCAGAGCCAATTGCTTCTCTGCACTATATCCGAAATAAGGTAAGCTTAAACGAATTTTTCGCCGTGATTGAATCACTTGCCAAGCAGTGCCGGCGGAACCTATTAGTCCAAGCAGAAAAGTGATGTTTTCAAAAGTAATAATTTCTTTAACAGAATTCAGAATTGAAATAATTGGATTCATTTTAATACCTCCCATCTACAGGGAGTATACCACAAGAAAGGAGTGAATACATATCAAAAAGAAATTATTAATTATTCCTATATTGCAGGGGTTGTTTTTCTCTCTGGTTGTAAAGGGAAACTGAAAGAGGGAGAGATTTACAATAAAGAATTTATTCCTGCACATACAAGAAACAGTTCTGATCTCTACAGTCCGAACTAACGGAAAAACGTCATATACAACCGTAATACCTTATGTGTATCACTATTCGGATTCTTATAAAATAGATATCCGTGATTACAATGAGAAGGAAAAGGAATATGACACAGCTACTTATTATGTAACTGAAGAAGTATATAACCAATGCGAAATTGGAAGTATTTTCAAATATGAAAAAGGTCGGGATTTTGCTGAGATTCCATATACTCGCAAAGAAGCGAATTCTGGCCAGAAAGAAGGTAAGAAAGGAGCATAAATGAACGCATTACAATTTAACAAAGCCGTCAGCCAACACTGCAAAGAATCTGGTGGAGACTGTTGCAAATGTGACCTACGGCTTTACTGTTACTTATCGCCCAGTGAGCGACCGGATGAGTTAGTAAGCCTGGTTATTGATTTTTTGCATAACCGCATTGAAAACCATGGTCATTATACCCATCACAGTGCGGCTTCATTTCCGTGTATTGATGATATGGACATGAGCACCGCAGTAGGCGGCGACTGTTACCAGAAACCTCATACTCTTCACAAACAGTCACATGCTTGTGAATCTTGTGGCAGTGATACAGTCGAGTGATTGTTTCAACCATATAATTCCCCTTTCGTTATACTCGGCATGTCGGTGCCTGTAAATGCATTATAGGTAGAGGGGAAAGGAAATACAATAGGTTGATGGGAAGACGAAAGATTTTTCTAAAAAGAAAATAAGAAAGGAGCATAAAATGAGCGAAGTTGATACTTACATCAAAGAAAATGCAGAAGTTCATCAGTTTGCCGCAGAGGTTGCGAGAATCATATCAGGCATTCCACAAATGCCAGAGTTCTCATCAGAGAGTATGAGCGTATCTGATGCAAGTCAACTGATCGGACTTCCTGTAACAGCAATCCGGGCAGGGATTGTATACGGGTGGCTGCCGATCGGGACAGCAATTCAGAATAATAAGCCAGCAAAAAGCCTTTCCGGTGGCCGAATCACATACATCATAAGCCCCAGAAAAGTCTATGAAGTGACCGGACATGTCTGGAAAGGCAAAGCTGCTCTTAATAAGTAGGTGCCCCGGAGGGAGATGACGCCTCCACCCCGGAGCTTGCATCTACTAAATCGCGCTTAGTAGATACAGGTTAATTATAAGCCTCTATCTGCTAATTGTAAAGACAAATAAGAAAAAATAAGGAGAAATTAGCACGATATGAGTGAAATTAGAAACGAAAATCAGCCAACATGGGCTGACATCGAAGTAGCACTTGCGACTGAAATTGTCGAAGAAAGTAAGAAAAAGTCAAAAAGATGGTTCACGGCATGGATTGTGACAGCCGCCGCACTGGTGGCAAGCAACCTTGCGTGGATCGCAGGAGAAATGAAATGAAAGAATATATGCTAATTGCTGTTTGTATGCTTGCCGGGAAATATGTGGATGTACCTATCTGGCTGAACATCTTTTTCGGTATCTCGGCAGCATGGGCAGTGCGCCAGATGAAAGCAGACTGGTAGCAGGAAATAAGGAGGATAAGAAGATGTTCGAGAAAGAGATTGACGAAATTTACGAACTCTGTAAAAGAGTTGCAAATGAAGTTCCGACAGCAAACGTCTCGTTCAATTATTCAATTTATGGCATGAGTGTATGTGGGCTTAGAAGGAAGGAAGATGTTAATCTTCCTGAAGACGTGTTTAAGTGGGATTTGTATCAGAATGTATCTTTTAATCCGTTTTATGAAAAAGAAAGTCGTGAAAGTCTCAAAATAATCAAGGCTTTCTTATTGGAGCTTCTGATAGATGGGAGGTGTCCGTTAAATGCTGAATCAGATGGAGTTGAAACTCCTGCCGACAATGGAACTGATAACGACAGTGAACGAACTTTTAGAGGAACTGAACAGGCGGAAAGCATACATTCTTGACTGGGAGAACCCCGACATGTATCTGAATCATCTTGAGTATCATTGTGTTGGCGGGATCTTTTCAAACGGCGAGCAGAATCCGGCGAGAGGAGATGGCTCTGACAATGTTTACTGTTTCTTTAGTGAGGTGGGAAAAGATGCAGGAGAGAATTAATGAAATCCTTGCCCTGATAGACGAGCAGCTTTCCCTTGTAGCTGATAACTACATTGAAAGTTCGTACAAGGCAAGAACGTTGGCGAGCTACGCACAGGCTTTAAATGGGCTTTTAACGGCTCAGAAATCATATAAGGAGGAAACGAATGAGTGAATTTGAAATCCGTATTCCAGCAAGAAAGAAACAACTGGTGACCGGAAAAGACAATCAGGTTGTAAAGGTTTCATCAGACGCATACAACGCACTGGTCGAAATCTATAACGAATCAACCTTATCAATGAAAGATATTGCAAGTTTGCTGATTATTGAGGGCAGTAAACATGTGGTTTATGACAAGGAGGAATAGAAGTGAATATATATGAGAAGTTAGGGATTATTCAGTCAAAACTGAAAGCCCCTAAAGGGCAGTACAATTCCTTCGGGAAATACAAATACAGGAGCTGTGAGGATATTCTGGAAGCTGTAAAGCCGCTTCTGGTAGAAACAAAGACTGTGTTAAGTGTCACGGATCGGATGGAAGTTGTCGGGGATAGAATATATGTCAGGGCAGAAGCTCATCTGAACGACTGCGAAGATACCGGCGAGATTACAACTGTTGCTTATGCAAGGGAAGAAGAGTCTAAGAAAGGCATGGATTCTTCGCAGGTGACAGGTGCAGCTTCATCTTATGCCAGAAAATATGCTTTAAATGGGCTGTTCTGTATTGATGATAACAAAGACAGTGATTCCACTAATACAGGAGAGAAAGAAAAAACGTCCGGCAGGAAAGCAGAATCGGCAAAAGAAACCGAGATGATTAGTTCTGAGACTACTATGTCAATTAAAAACATTATTGATAAGTACCCGGAAGCTAAGCTTTTGGAACAGATTAAAACTCGTTTTAAGGTAAGCGATATTAAATCTCTTACCAGGGAAAAAGGTCAGAAATGCCTGAAGATGTTAATTGACTATGACAAACAGCATACAGAAAAGGAGTAGCAGCATGAATAAAGTAATTCTTACAGGAAGATTTACACGTGATCCAGAAATCAAGTACACCAACGATGGAACATCTATTGCAAGGTTTTCTATTGCGGTAAACAGAAGATTCGTGAAAGAGGGTTCCGATCAGAAAGCAGATTTTTTGAATTGTATCGCTTTTGGAAAGTCGGCAGAATTTATCGAGAAATATTTTTCTAAAGGAATGAAAGCGGATTTATCCGGGAGAATCCAGACCGGCAGCTACACTAATCGTGATGGACAGAAGGTATACACAACGGACATTGTCGTGGAAGAAATTGAGTTTGGTGAAAGCAAAGGTTCTAATCAGAGTCAGCAGAAGTCAGAGACGCCGCATCCAGAAACAGACCCAGACGGATTTATGAGTATTCCAGATGGAATTGATGAGGAGGTGCCGTTCGCATGATACAAATTGACAGTAGAGAACATCAAAAAGTTATTGATGGCATTAAGAAAGCATTTGATGCAGCAGGAGAAAAATGGTTTGTGTCGAAGCTCTACGTCGGGGATTATATGAATTATGACAACCCTCGACTGGTTGTTGACCGAAAGCAAAATCTTTCTGAATTATGTGGAAATGTATGCCAACAGCATGAAAGATTCCGCGCTGAGATTATCCGGTCAAATGAAGCAGGAATAAAACTTGTGTTTCTGTGTGAACATGGAAAAGGAATTGAAAAACTGGATGATGTTCTCTGGTGGGAGAATCCCCGGGCAAAGAAAAGAGTTAAAAAGAATGGCGTCTGGGTGGAACAGGAGCAGAAAGTTATGCATGGAGATGTTTTATATAAGATTCTTTGCACGATGCAACGCAAGTATGGTGTTGAATTTCTGTTCTGTGACAAGAAAGACACTGGCAAAAGAATTTTGGAGATTCTGTTAAATGGATAAAGAAACAATTAAACAACAGAATAGCATGAGGGATGTTCTGAGCAGATATGGTATGGTTCCGAACAGAGCAGGATTTATAAAGTGTCCCTTTCATAGTAACGACCGCACCGCATCTATGAAAATCTATAAAGACAGCTATTATTGTTTCGGTTGTGGTGCGACTGGTGACATATTTACATTCGTTCAGAACATGGATAATTGCGATTTTAAGACAGCTTTTACCATACTTGGTGGAACTTACCAGAAACCAGATTTTTCTTCCAGAATGGCAATATATCACCATCAGAAACAGATGGAAATGCGACAGAAGGAAGAGCAGAAGAAAAAGGCTGAGCTGCAAGAATGCTTGTCTGATATAGATTTCTACCGGGCTATCCTTGACAGGGTGAAACCATTATCTGACGGATGGTGCGAAGCGTGGAACAGGTTGCAACTTGCGTTATATCATCATGGATTCATAACAGGACTGGAAGAAGGTGATTAAAAGTGGAAATGATAAGCAAGCTCACGAAGGACTCTATTCTGGACGAAGAAGTGTTTGGTGAGATATTCAGCCAGGAAGACGAGATACGCAAGGCGCGTCTTACGCTGACTCTTCTGGATAGAGCCAAGGAGCTTGGCGTAAAGAAAAAATTCGAAGATTTGCTGAAGGCTTACACAAAAGTACAGAAGCAGATGATTGAAAAAGAGAAAAACAATAGAACAGTGTCTATGCTGGACCAGTGGACTAACTTCTCTGATTGTGAATATGACAGAATGAAGTGTCTTAACTGGGTGGCGGATGATGATGGAATCAGAATATCAAATACTAATCCAGGATCGCCGGATATTATAGCTTGCTATCATCCTATTCTTCCGATTGAACGAATGAAGAATCTGGAGACTGGAGAAGAACAGATAAAGCTAATCTATAAGAGGAATAATAAATGGTCCGAGGTTATTGTACCGAAAACTATGGTTGCATCATCTACTAAAATCGTTGGCTTGTCTGCGCTTGGGATTTCAGTAACTTCAGAAAATGCGAAGTTTCTTGTACGGTATCTGTCAGACGTTGAGAATGCAAATGACGATTATATCAACATTCAGTATTCATCAAGCAAAATCGGGTGGATCAGGGATTATTTTCTTCCCTATGACAAGGACATTGTATTCGATGGAGACATGAGGTTCCGGCAGCTGTATGAAAGTATCAGTGTAGGTGGTAGCAGAACAGAGTGGTATGAACACGTAAAAAAGGTTCGTGCTACTGGAAGAATAGAGCCGAAAATTATGTTGGCTGCAAGTTTTGCCAGCATTCTGATCAAATTGGTCGGTGCCCTTCCATTTTTTGTGGACCTCTGGGGAGAAACTGAGGGTGGCAAGACTGTGACGCTTATGTTAGGAGCTTCTGTCTGGGCAAATCCGGGTGAATCAAGGTATATAGGAGACTTCAAGACAACAGATGTGGCTCTGGAAGCAAAGTCTGATATGCTTAACAATCTTCCACTAATTCTGGATGATACTTCCAAGGTATCTGCCAAAATCAGGGATAACTTCGAGGGCATTGTGTATGACTTGTGCTCCGGCAAAGGAAAGAGTCGTTCTAACAAAGAGCTGGGTGTCAACCGGGAGAACCGCTGGCAGAACTGCATTCTGACCAATGGTGAGCGTCCGCTTGCAGGATATGTCAGTCAAGGCGGAGCAATTAACCGAATTATTGAGGTTGAGTGTTCCGAAAAGATATTTGATGATCCGCAGCTTACCGCAGATACCCTTAAAAAGAACTACGGCTATGCAGGAATCGATTTTGTGAACGCAGTCAAGGAAATGTCCATTGATGATATAAAAGCCCTGCAAAAGCACTATCAGGGGCTTATACAGGACGATGATAAAATGCAGAAGCAGAGTATTTCAATGAGTATCATTCTGGCAGCAGATAAGATTGCAACAGATCAGCTATTCCATGATGGTCAGTACATTGACATTGAGACTGCAAAGGGTCTTCTGACGGAGAAGGAAATGGTGTCTGAAAATGAACGTGCCTACTGGTTCGTGGTTGATAAGATCGCTATGAACGGAATTAAGTTCGATGATAACCCAGATGTCAAAACAGAAAGATGGGGAATTATAGACAATGATCCGGTAGAGAAAACGTCGACTGCGATAATCTATAGCACAGCGTTTGATGACCTGTGTAAAATTGGAAGATTCTCCAGAAAGGCATTCTTGTCATGGGCTGTTAAGAAGGGGCTTGTGGAAACCGACAGCAGAGGTTATCCGACTAAAGCGAAGAAACTGGACGGAATTGTCACTAAATGTGTGTTCTTGAAAATTGTAGACGAAATTCCAAAAGGATTCGTGAATTGCAATGATAATTTTGAGATTACGGACGATATTGTGTTTGATTGATAAACAATTCGTCCAAAAGGTAACCGGGTAACCTAGGTAACCTTTGATTCTGCATATATATATATGAGTATTTATATGTGCATATTGAGTATAAAAGTTTCCCTATATGAGAAAGCCAGGGTTACTCGGTTACTCGGTTACCTACCTGTAAAATCAATGGTTTACACGAATTAGTACGGTTACATCTCGGTTACTGTGGGTTACTTTATATTATACACCTATTATATATATAATATAAATAATTTTTAAAAATTAATATAGCGTATACAGTGTACAGTATATTGTATACAAAAAGGATGTGAGGAATTGAAAGTAGAAGCTAAGGATATTCCAATTATACAAAGGTTTATGACAGAATTCTGGAAAGTTATAAAGGAATTCTATCAGGTGGAACTTACGGACGACTATTCTGAGCAGGTGTGTAATCGCTTAGACGAACTTGGAGAATTGGCGGGTATATGTCCTGATCAGAATGATAAACAGTTCATCCTGGACTGCATATTAGCTTTAAACAATGCTTTAAGTTCTAAGCAGAGAGGATTGAGAAAGAATGTACAACACAAAGAATAGATACGAACAGGGACAGGCTCTTAGAAAAGAAATCTATATGTATATCGTCAGTTATATCAAACTGGTTGGATATGCACCGTCGATTACAGAGATTTCTGAAAGGGTGGATGTCGGGAGAGCTACGGTCTGGAAACATATTAATCAGTTGATTGATGATAACCTGCTCAAGACAAACCATCCCAGTACCGACAGGGCATATACTCCGGTAGGATACGGATTAAGAAAGACAAGCAAGGAGACGAAATGAAACTGTATGATGTATACGACGGTTCAAAGTATATCGGGGAGCTGACGCTTGCTGAAATATCAGAATTGACAGGAAAGACAAGAAGCCAGATATCGCAGGCAATCAGCGGGGCATATAGCATTAACGGAAGATATGCGGTCATATATGATGGGCAACAAACAATCGCATACTCAAACAAGAATGATCGCAGGATGTTGATGGAATTTGACATTCTGGCTCAGAAGATAAGGAGGGCTGTTGGATGGGAAAACTAAAAAAGAGTGGAGGTCTAACACAATGAATAAAATGCGTGAATATGAACGAGGCAGGGAAGACGGGCTTGACCTTGCCAGACGAATTGTCAAACAGGGCGGGATTGAAGCCCTCGAACAGGAATGCAAGTTCCGGGGTGCGACCGGGATACATACCTCTCTGGCAGTAAAAGACCTTGATAAAGCATCAGAAAAGATAAAAGAGGTTATAGCGGATTCATTTGTAATATTGTCAATCGCTGTTCTGCATGATGATTTCGGTTTTGGCGAGAAACGCTGTCAGAGATTTAGAAATGGACTTGACCGGGCTGCTGATTATATCAATGACGGTCTGGCAGAATGGATTGATTACGTAAACGCTATTAAAGAAGAGCTGGGGATTGTATTAAAGAATCCCGGAGAATAACGGACAGGTAGCATTTGGATAAATTAATCATGGAGGACTGCACAATAGCGTGTCAGTTGCTTACATGGGGAAAGTGAGGATGACAATGAAAAATAATAATTACACTTCATTTTTCAAAACGAAGCCAAAGAAAGTAGAGAGATACATTCGTTGCAGAAAATGTGGTGGAAACATGGAATGGAGTAGAGATTTTCCACCACAAATCAAATGTCCGAAATGCGGATATACAGTATATCCAAAACCTTATGAGCCAGATTGTGTCAAACTGCCAGAAACGTTGGAAGAATATTTTGAATTATATGAGAAAATAAGGAGGAAAAAATGAGCTACTGTGACGGAACCTGCGAACACCTGAACGCAAGAAAGCACAAATGCGAATTAACAGGAGAAAAACTCACATACATGGAAGGAAGTTGTGAAATTGAGTATTCAGTGCATGAACACAGAGGATTCTGTGAGAAAGATAAGGAGGACGCAAAATGTTAATCAGAAGTCAGGATAAACGCATATTAATCAATATGAACAACGTATCAAGTATAGAAGTGGGCGATGATAGATTAAGAATTTTTGCTAATAATGGTGATGCTATTTATGATATTGGAGAGTATTCGACAGAAGCAAAAGTTATAAAAGTACTGGATATGATTCAGGAAGCCTATGTAAATGGACATATTGATCATCAGATGCCAGATGATAGTGAGGTGGAAGCATGATTACATTCTTATTAGGATTCACCCTTGGAACTATATTTGGAGTGGTTAGTCTTGTATGTGTGGCGATCATGTACGACAAACACCATCCAGACGAATAGAAAGGAGAACGGTATGCTGACAAGGAATAAAAAGCTGAAAGACTACGGTATTCCGGCAGAGGACATTGAAAAATTAAACACGATGCTGAAAGACTTCCCGGCAGAGTACGGATACCTGCTTACCAGCGCCGCCTTGTCAGCTTGCCCTAAGAACACGGTGATAGCGGATATGGTTGTTGAGAATATCTTGCACCGGAAAAGTTACAGGAAAATCAGCAAAGAAAGATATATCCCGATGAATCCAAAAGACTTCTACGGATACAGACGCAAGACCGTCGCTGTACTGTATGAGAGAATGCGGTTGTTGGGAGTATGGGAGGATGAAAACAATGAGTAAATATTTTTCATTAGTTTTAGGCATTGCAAATGCTGGATGCATTGTTGTGAATATAATCAATCAGAAGTGGGATGTTATGACACTTAATATTATAGCATGCGTGTTATGCTTTGGTAATTTTATGGCGAGCGATTGAAAGGAGAGACGAAAAAATGGGAAGACTGATTGATGCTGACGTATTAATTAAATACATCAAAATTTGGGAAATTGGCACAAGTATTAGTTCTGACCAGAAAGAGTTTATTGATTGCGTCAATAAACAGCCGACAGCTTTTGATATAGATAAAATTTCAAAAGAGATTCCTAAGAAACCGATTATATACCCTGGGACAAACAGAGCAGACTGCCCTGTTTGCATGAAAACAGTAAGAGGAATCGGGAAGCCATTTGGTAAATATTGTGCAGGATGCGGACAGCGGCTTAAGTGGGAGGCAGAAGATTGAATAGATACACACAACGGAGAGCAAAGGTGATCATCACCAGAAACATTTTTGATAATCCAGAATTACCACAGGAGGAACACAAATGAGTAGTGCAAGTATGAGATTCGGAACAAAAGCGTATGTATGTGCAAGATATTTTCTTAGACCGGGCAAGTGCTTCAAATACATCGACCAGTGCGGCGAAGATGTCACAGAACACGTCTATGAGGTCACGGCATTATATCCGTACTGCGTGTTGTTAAGAGATACCAGAAACGGAGTCAGGACTTGTCCGGGGTACAATACTTTGAGCTTGATGCTGAGAGGAAGTGAAGCGAGTGAGTAAATCAGTATTAGTGATTGACACACCAGAGAACTGCTTAGATTGTCAATTCTGTTATGAATTAGATGAAGGTGTTGAAGCATGTTGTTCAATTTCAGATGACGATAAAGACACAAGCCTCATGAAGAAAATTGATTGTGAATATGGATATTGTCAAGGTAAGCCTGATTGGTGTCCACTGAAAGAATTGCCGGAGAAGAGCACTATTGAGAATGATATGACGGATTATCAGTGCGGGATGATTGATGGTCGAAACCAGTGTATTGATGAGATTAGGGGGGGAATGATGCATGGCAATGAATATAAACGAAACTGTGAAAAAATGTAATGTTTGTGGCAAATGGAAAACCACAGCGTATGAACCGGATTATCCGATACTTAATGATAGCTGCTTTAGGTATCCGAAAACAATTTTTATTTGCGAAGAATGTATGAAAAAGCGCGAAGAAAAGAATATATTTTTGTGAGGTGAAGCAGATGATTAACTTAACAAATACATGTGTTCTGGTCAGGACAAAAGAAGAAAATGAAATGCTTCTCAAAGAAGCTGAGAAGCAGGGATTTCATTGGTATAGAGAAGACCATTGTGAGCCATTACAATCACAATATTTTCCAGACATTTTAAAATTTTATGAACATGATATAACTTATGCGGCAAGTGTCAGATCAGACTTTGCTTTCTATGAGGCATCAGAACTCCTCGGGACAAAAGAAATGACAGTAAGAGAGTTTATTGAGCGGATTGCAGATGTTTGTAGATACATCGAAGCTGGCAGTGGAGAAGTTAAAAGAGGTGAAGTAGATTGGTAGATGGACAGAAATTCTTAAAAAGTGTAAAGTATATGTATCATCTTCCAGTTAAAAGGGAAAAGCAAAAAAAGAAAGGATGAATAAAAAATGAGTAAATTTAGAGAAATTGAAAAAATATGTAGGGAAGTAGCGGAAAAGGCAGCAATTTGCTCGGAATTAGAAGAAAAAGAGGATACAACTCCAGAAGAAATGGAAGAAGCAGGTAAGAATCTTATGTGGGCTATAATGAAGTTTCAAAATATACAGGAATAAAATAAGACGGCAGATGCAGATATAAACTTGGTTGGGAGATGATTAAATGAATCTTAGAAAAGCTACACTAACCGAATATGGAGTGCCGCCGGATGATATACCGGCGCTTAAAAGTCATTTCAGACACCTTGACGAGAATGACAAGTACAATCTTCTGCAAGTGTCAATCAAGTATGCACCAGGCATAGAATCACAAATCTATGACAGCATAGTGAACTGCATAGGATACCGGACCATGGAACGATTCCGGGATATGCCAGTATCCGAAAATGATTTCTACGGATACAAACGCAGGACTATGGCAGAATATTATCACTTGGCAAAATTGACCGGAAGATTATAAAATTGATAAAATTAAAAGTGGTGTAGAGGTACATAACCCCTAGTGTGGTATTATAGTATATATAATTATAACTATGCTAGGGGATTTTTATTTATAGATTTATGAGGTGATGATATGGCAAATCTAAAATCAATACAGCGCAAACTTCAAAAGGCTATATTATCCACCGGATTAATTATAAAAATTGGAACGTCACAATTTTACAGCAAAGAACAGGAAAGATTGATTACTCTTACCATAATCTCAACGCCTACACTTCATTTGACCAAAAGAAAAGAATGGAAAGATTGTGATTATGAAATATTACGAACTGCATCCCAGTATGATGTGGTCATGTGCCTAAAAGAAATATGGGAGGCAGTCAGAAAATGAGGATAGACAGAGGTGATTAGATGGACTTAACGCCTAAGCAGAAAGCGTTTGCAGATGAATATATAAAGAATGGCGGAAATGCATCTAATGCCGCAAGGAAAGCTGGATACTCTAATGGAATCATTAGAAACGCGACAAAAAAACTGTTGGAAAAAGGTTGCATTTCTGCATATATAGCCGAAAAGCAGTCTCTCATCGAAAAACAAAAAGGCACTGACATCATGTCTCTGGCAGAAATTCAGCAGCGCCGCTCCATGATCGCAAGAGGTGAGCTGACTGATTCATTCGGATTTGCTCCGGATTTCTCCGATCAGCTGAAATCCATGAATGATCTGGAAAAGGCATTAAAGATTAAGCAAGAGCAGGAAGAAAAGAAAGCAGCAGAGGAAGCTGCTAGAAATGCGAAGCCGTATCACATGGATCTGTATAACATTCCTGATTGTTTCCATTGGGCCATTAGAGATATTCGAGATAAGAAACATCTGGAGTATGTATTTAAAGGCGGACGTGGCTCTACGAAATCAACCACCGTCGGAATGACTATAGTAGAGTTGATGAAGAACAATCATGATATCCATGCCGTGGTTTGCCGTAAGGTCGGAAATACTATCAAAGATTCTGTATATAACAAAATCAAATGGGCTATTGGAAAACAGGAATTTACAGAAGAATTTGATTCCAAGTTATCACCTATGGAGATTACATTAAAAGCAACCGGGCAAAAGATATACTTCCGTGGTGCTGATGACCCTGACAAGATTAAATCTATCAACCCTGAGTTCGGATATATTGGCATTCTCTGGTTCGAAGAGTTAGATCAATTCGCAGGACCTGAGGAAATTCGTAAGATTGAGCAGTCTGCGATTCGTGGCGGAAACCTTGCATGGATATTTAAGAGCTTCAATCCGCCAAAAACAATGAATAACTGGGCTAATAAATATGTTCTCGAACCAAAAGAGAACAGAATAGTTCATTCATCAACTTACTTAGATGTGCCAAAAGGATGGCTGGGACAGCCATTTATTGACGAAGCGGAGCATCTGAAAGAAGTTAATCCAAATGCTTATGAACATGAGTACATGGGAATTGCGAATGGAAACGGCGGGAACGTATTTGAATATCTGGAGATTAGAGATATTACAGATGAAGAAATCAGTCACATGGATCGAATTTTCGCTGGCGTAGATTATGGATGGTACCCGGATGCCTTCTGCTATCTCCGAACTTATTACGATTCTGCCAGAGAGAAAATATATCTGATTGACGAGCTGTATGTAAATAAATGGAGCAACTCCAAGACCGCTGATTGGATCAAGAAAAAAGGCTATGATGATTACACAATGATATGCGATTCTGCGGAGCCTAAATCTGTGAACGACTTCCGGGACGCCGGACTTCCTGCTAGAGGAGCAATCAAAGGGCCGGGAAGTATCGAGTATGGTTTTAAATTCTTGCAAACAAAGACCATAGTCATTGACCCGAAGCGAACACCGAACGCATATAAAGAAATCACAGAATATGAGTACGATCGGGACAAAGAGGGAAATGTAATAAGTGGTTATCCTGACGGAAACGATCATGCAATCTCGGCACTTAGATATGCTTATGAACCGTTGTTTAACAGAAGGGGGTACAGTGCGTAATGAGAGATAATAAGCTCTTTGATAGAGTAAAAATAGCATACAGATTTATCAGATATGGAAAAGGCTGCGCACGCATCATGGAATGCGGTAAGTGCGGAAGCGTGATAATTGTTCCGATATCCGAAGAGCCATTAGAGGATAAACTAATCAATGATAAAATGCACGTAGACCAGGTGTGGAGCGAATATGTTCAGTGTTGTAAGTGCGGAGCTGTCTGTAAAGAAATCCAGCTATGGAACTTTGCAGGAGATCCGTTAGGCATTGATAAGGATTTGACTGTAAAAAAAAGGTGACTAAATGGGATTTATAACAACACTAAAAAGGTGGTTTAACATGATATTCAAAAAACAAGCCGAAGAGGATTTTAATATCCAGGCAGCAGAATTCCCGGAGATGGAAACACTGATTAACCGGTGTGCGAACATCTACAGAGGTGTACCGGAATGGCTAGATGATAAGAATAATATCAAGACGATTAATTTTGCTAAATCTGTCTGCTCAGAGACAGCACGGCTCGCAACGCTGGCGATTGGCATTCAGATAGATGGTTCTGCAAGGGCAACATGGCTGCAAGAACAGATAGACAAGGTATATTTCCAGATTCGTCACTGGGTAGAATATGGATGCGCTTATGGAACAGTATTCATCAAGCCAAACGGCGAGAGCCTTGACGTATTTACTCCGACAGATGTGATGATTGTAGATTATGACAATCAGGAGATCAAAGGGATTATATTCAAGGATTGTTATACTGTCGGAAGAAAATATTATACACGGCTCGAATATCATAGATTTGTCGAGACCACCGTTGATGGCGTAACAACTTATCCGTACTACGTTTCTAATAGAGCCTATGTATCAAAATCCCCTCAGTCAATCGGCGATAAGATTGACCTTAAACAGACCAAATGGGCTGACCTTATGGCAGATACGCCGCCGATTCTCAAGGCAAATGGAGAGAAGCTAGACGGGCCTCTGTACGGAGTACTGCGGACGCCGCAAGCGAATAACGTGGATATTAATGCACCATTGGGATTGCCGATTTTTGCCGAAGCTATCGAGGAGTTAAAAGACCTCGACATTGCATACAGCCGTAATGCCGGAGAGATTTTTGACTCTCAGAAGATTGTTCTGGCAGATGATAGACTGCTGATGCCAAGCGGTACACCTGTATCAGCCATGTCACCACAGGGCATGGAGAACAGGCGCAATGAGATGAACTTACCGCACTTTGTCAAGAATGTATTCGGACAGGACGAGAAAGAGTTCTATCAGGAAATCAATCCACAACTCAACACAGATACCCGTATAACCGGCATAAATGCCCTTTTAAGCCAGTTAGGATACAAGATTGGATTCTCTAACGGGTACTTTGTTTTCAACGAATCTAGCGGTATTCAGACGGCTACAGGAGTAGAAGCGGAACAGCAGAGGACAGTGCAGTTTATTAAAGACGTTCGAGACAAACTGGAATCCTGTCTGGACGAAGTTATCTATGCACTGAACGTTTACGCTGACCTGTACGGACTTGCACCTGTCGGAGCTTATGAAGTCAATTATGATTTCGGAGACATCCTCTATGTTAGAGAAAACGACCGTGCAAGGTGGTGGCAATATGTGACTACTGGCAAGGTTCCGGCATGGCTGTATTTCGTGAAGTTTGAAGGAATGACCGAAGAAGAAGCCAGAGCAATGGTCAAAGAAGCTCAGCCAGACGAACCAACACTATTTGGAGAGGAGTAAAAAGATGGCAGACAAACCAGTAACAAGGGAAGAAAAATATCTTGCGTACTTGACAGGTGATTACACGGGCGAACTCCCGAAGCCTATTACAAGAAAAGAGAAGTATTTATACGAATTATGCTTAAAAGGAATTGGCGGTGAGATTTCGCCGGAAGAAATCAAGAATGCAGTAAATGAGTACCTTGAAAAGAATCCGGTCAAGCCCGGAGCTACGACAGAACAGGCGCAGCAGATCGAGCAGAACAAGACGGACGTTGCTTCACTGAAGGAAGATATATCCACCAAAATCACAAAGTTCTATGCATCGAATCAGGGTGAAGCTCATATCACTGATTCTGACAATGGCAAGATTCAAGATATGATGATATATGGCAAATCATCACAGGATGGAACGCCAACGCCTGAGAATCCAGTTGAGATTAAGAGCGTGGTGAATCCTACAGTTAAAGTAACAAATGAAGATGGATTAAAGGTTCAATCTGTTACGCTTAACAATATCACCCTCAATGCTATCCCTGTAAAATCAGGCGGTAACGTCACAATCGATGGACAGCAGTATATTGCGGATTATGTGGATGTTGAGCGTGGAAAGATTGTACAGATGGTTCAAAGAGAAAAGCTTATGAATATAGCCGATGTATCTCTAACAAATGCGGCATGCGATGAGTATGTTTTTGATTACGCTGATTCCACAAAATTTAGATACAATATAGTTGGAATTATTAATATTGCAAATTTTGATGATATAAGCGGAAGCAACAATAATAAGACAAGAGGAGTATTTGCTGTTACATGGGGTAAAATTTATTTGAGAGTTTCTAAAATGGCATTGCCACAAACTATTGAAGATATGAAAAAATGGTTAAACAATAACGATTTATATTTTGTTTTGCCGTTAATAAGTCCGATCGAAACCGACCTCACAACAGAACAGACACAGGCATTAAAAGAACTTGCAACCTATTATCCAGTAACGAACATCAGCATCAATTCAGAACAGATTGACGGATATACAATATTTAACTATCCAATAAGTATGGCAAATGGTTGGGACTATGTCAAAAAGCAGTTAAATGACAACAGAGACTATATCTACGATATGGACTTACAATCAGCAGAAGCCTATGTAAATAGCGAATATGCAGTAGCATTAACAGAATTGGAGGTATGATTATGTTATACAGAACATTACTGAAACTTAAAGAAAGAAACGGACTTACAGATGATTTGAAAAATAAGATTGATATTTTCTTCGCGACTGGCAGGATTACAGAGGAACAGTACAATGAGCTGATGGATGTTAATAAGGAAGAGGAGCCAAAAGTGGAAACTAATTAACTAAAGAGGACTTTAGTGAACCAGTAAAAAAACCAAAACATGTACCACGACTTTTGACGAAAGAGGTGATATGCTATACTTAGTCCAGAATATTTACGAAGAATTACAGAGGGCAGTGAACAAATCGCAGAAGAATTGCATCAGTACATCATCTCTGAGATCGTATCGCGGATGATGGCAAGAATCGGCAGAGGTGAGGACTATATTCTGACCAATGCTGATGCGTGGAGAATTAGAACGTTACAGGAATCTGGCGAACTGCTAGAGGACATTCTAGCAGAACTATCCAAATATACCAAACGTGAACAACAGGAACTTCTTGAAGCGTTTGAAGATGCCGGAATCACTGCAATGAACTATGACGATAAAGTCTATAAGGCAGCAGGATTAAGCCCTGTACCGCTCGAACAGTCCCCAGCAATGATAAGGCTCATGGAGCGCAACATGCTTGCAACCATGGGCGAGTGGAAGAATTTCACACGAACAACCGCAAGTGCCGCTCAGAGGCTTTATATCGAGCAATGTGACCTTGCATATAATCATGTGATGACTGGGGCGGTTGGGTATACGCAAGCCATCAAAGAGGCAGTTAATAACGTTGTATCAGATGGTGTTACCGTCACGTATCCATCTGGCAGAAAAGACACGATTGAAACAGCAGTCGCGCGTTCTGTTAGAACTGGTGTGGCTCAGGCGTGCGCTGATATTCAGTTGGCAAGAATGAAAGAAATGGGATATGGCTTAGTGCTGACATCGGCGCATATAGGAAGCCGCCCAAGCCATGAAGTGTGGCAAGGGCAGGTATTCTCTATAGACTGGGAAAAATTAAAAGAAATCAAGCCTTATCTTTAACAGAATCGAGATACAATGAAATTGCTTTATCGAGTATTTTGCTGATAGGTATTCCAGTATCATCAGAATACGATTTTAATTTTTCATAAATTTCACGATCAATAGCATTTGATATTGCTACACGGTTTTTTAAACCTCTGTTATTTGACATTTTATTCAACTCCTTTCATACTAAAGTTTATCATAACTTTCAACTACTTGCAATTAAAATAAAATAATGATATAATTGAATGTAGATAAATGCAGTTGAAAGGAGAAAGCACAATGACTTTTGAAGAATTTTGTATTAAAAATGGTAAAAAAGAAAAACCACTTTCAGGGAAATCCTACAGATATTCTCACGGAATGGCAGAAACTCGATTATACAAAATATGGGCAGGCATGAAAATAAGAACATCTGAAAAGGCACAGCCTCATAACAAAGTGGCGTATTTTGATAGAGGAATAACAGTATGTGATGAATGGAAAGAATTCAAACCTTTTTTATTATGGGCTTACACAAGCGGGTACGAAAAAGAACTTACAATAGACAGGATAGATGTTAATAAAGGGTATTCTCCTGATAATTGTCGGTGGGTGCCATTAGAATGGCAAAACAACAACAAACAAAGCAGTTGGAAAATTAAATACCAAGGAGATACAAAAACCGTAGGTGAATGGGAACATTTCTTTGGCGTTCATCGTGAATATATAAGAAAAAGGCTTAATCATGGATGGACTTTTGACGAAATTGTAGAAAACATAAAAAATCCCACAACATTAAACAAGAACAATAAAAGTGGTATAAAGGGAGTTTTATTTGACAATAATCATTCAAAATGGAGAGCTTATATTTCTGTAGGCGGAAAACGCGTAGAAGATCGAGTTTTTAAAACCAAAGAAGAAGCAGTGATGGCAAGGAAACAAATGGAATTAAAATATTGGGGATATACAAATATTGAGTAATTATGGGGTGGCTATTTATGAATAAAAAACATACTTATCCTGATTTTATTGAAAATTGTCATTATGGCGAAGCCGATGGAATATGTGGAGTAAATTGCAGGCATCATTTTTCGGTTTGGGTGGAAGGAATGCCGAATCCCTATGCGGAATTATCAGCACAGGATAAAGCCAACAAAGGTAAACAGTACGAAAAAGAACAGCGGCAACGTACTTATGAACGGAGAATCCGCAAGACGAAGCGTGAAGTTCTCGGACTGCAAGCAGGAGTTGACAATGCACCGAATGAAAAGGCTAAATTCGCATTACAGCAAGACCTTGACCGGAAGTCTTATCTTTTGCAGAAACAAAATGCTGCATACAAAGATTACTGCAAGCAAAACGACCTGAGAGAACTGCAAGACCGACTTATGATAGCAAAGTGGAACCGCCAGAACGCCGCAAAAGCCAGAGGAGCGGCGAAACGGTATAAAACAGCAAAGGGGATTGACTGATGAGCAAATGGGAATATTACAATCCAAATCCTGCCGGGAATCGAGTCGGAGATTGTGCTGTCCGGGCAATATGCAAAGCAACCGGGTTTGACTGAGAAACGGTATTTGCCGGATTAATGATACAGGCATGTACTCTGTCAGATATGCCAAGTGCAAATTATGTCTGGGGAGCGTATCTCTATAAGCATGGATACAGACGTAAACTGATTGAACAGTCAGAACGATATATCTATACAGTCAACGACTTTTGTACAGATCATCCGACAGGTACGTACATCCTCTGCATAGATGGTCATGTGGTGACAGTACAAGAGGGCAAATATTTCGATACATGGGATAGCGGTAATGAAATCCCGGTATATTACTGGGAAAAGGAGTAGCTAAATGAGCATATCAGAATTTGTACAAATATTCCTTTCAATCTGCGGAGGGGTGTCCATTGTCGGAGGGGCGGCAGCTGTAATCTTTAAGTGGATTGCTCCGGCATTCCGACTTAATAAGCGGGTAGAGACACTGGAAGAACATGATAGGCGAGATTATGAAAGTCTTCGGAGAATCGCAGAGCGAGATTCATTAATCCTGGAAGTGTTATCAACCATGTTGGACAGTCAGATCAGTGGGAATAACGTCGAGGAATTAAAAAAAACAAAACAGAAACTTACAAATTATCTTGCGCAGAATCAACGTTAGCATTAGTAAGGGGTATGCTCATGAAATTATATGTGTTCACAAAGAAAGATATAGACAGGTTCTTGACAGAGTGCAATTTTACACCGGATGAAGAAAGATTGTTCCGGCTGAGATGCAAGGAACACACTCTCGAATACTGTGCTGAACAGATGAATGTGAGTATATCCACGGCGAAACGGTTAAGCCGCCGGGTAAACAATAAAATAATCAAAGTGTGTTAAGACGACAATAAAAGCCCCGGGATTATCTCTCAGGGGCTTATTTTGCGTCTTTCCACTATGGAACTATTAAAAATAATTCATTACCAGTTTGATTTTACATTCAGTTACATTCGTAACTGTTATCTGAATAATAACACAAATCAAAGGAAAAAGCAAGGATTGTTTAAATTATCACAATCTGCAAATACTTTCATTCCTCGGTCTAAATATTTCACCGGAATGTCATTAAATCTTCGTTTTCCATTTTTGATCACGTAGTCCTTGTGAATTGTGTAAACAGTTCCGGGTACCTTAATTGTAGACGGTGCATACGCGCACATATCAAGCGCCATTTCCTGTGCCGGCAGAATATCGACAACCTGCACGTCGTCAATTCTTATCAAGTCCTCATGCCGTCCCAGACTTGGGAATGTCCGGGGATTTAAGATTTTCCTGTAAATTACGTCAACTTCTTCCTGGTTATCCGGCATAATATGCAGCCGCAGGTCCAGATCAGAGGCAAACGCTTCATAAATTAGTGTATTAACCCATCCTACAAACGAATCCACAGATTTCACCCGGACTGGGAACCGCTGCTTAAATTCTTCTGTTTCTGACCCTGCAACAGCACCGCCGCGCCACCTCATGCAAATTTCCGGCTTGTTCATGACTCCATTGCCGGATACGGATATCTTCATATCATGCCAACTGTCCCACCTGCAAAGAAAATGGACCATCCCGGCAATTGTAGAAAAAGGCGGAAGTGGGTATGTTTCGCCCCGCTTGCCATTCCATCCCGGTATTGAAAACCGGGCGGTATCCATATGCCCTTGTATCATTACTGCTTTCATGCGTTCATTTCCTTGTCTGCTCGGAATCCTTCAAGAATATTATTGTACAGACTTTCTGGTATTTCTTCATCCATCAGTGGCTGTCTTTCTTCAAGTTCTGAGTCGAGACTTGCGTCGATGTCTGTAAGCGCCTGCTCTCTGCCGAATCCCATTGCTACAACTTCATTCAATAAATCAATTGTTTTCTTCATTTCTTTTTTCCTCCTGTTAATCAATCCCAATAACCTTAACCCGGGTCTGCAAAATATCCTCCGCAGATTCCAGAATCTCGAAGTCAACAATAAATTCCTCGTCGTCCTGATATACTGCAATCGCCCCGGATTCTAATAATTCTTCGCCGTCCCCGTTTCCGTCCCAGAGTTGGCCGAAATAATAGGTTTTGCCAGTTTCAATTGTGTCGTTATTTCCTAACACGTAGGATAATGTATTTAATTTCATGCTGTTTTCCTCCTTGACTTGTAAGTTTTCAGCAGCTTTATTTTGAATCTTCCAAGACAGCTCGCTCTAACAGCTGTCTCACATAATCCGGACATTTGCTTTTTCCAGATTCCCAGTTTTCAATTGTTCTTTTAGGAATTTTGTATTTATCGGAAAAAGCCCGTTGGCTTAATCCAGTAAAATTTCGCAATTCTTTAATTGTCATATACAATCCTTTCTTTGACTGGCCTTATATTTTTCTCGCTCGTCAAGATATTTCTTTAGATTTCTCCTGTATCCGCGGCGAAGATCTGCCTCACATTGATTGATCTGCAATTGCTTTTTCCGGCAATAGTCAGAACAAAGATCTGATGATATACTGGACCGGAACTTTTGCAAACAATATTCATAATATTTGATAAGTTGTATTTTTCCATTTTGCATTCCTCCATTCTTTTTATGCAACCATAATTTTATCAATTACTGTTGTAAGGATTTTTTCAGCATAAGGAGCGGTTTTCATGCCCCATTTGTTTTCAACAAGATCATAATATAATTTGCAGTACCCGGTCAAAATGTTCTGCATAATATATTTTCTTTTAAAACGGTTCCAATTATCAACACAAATCCCGTTTACGGTAAAACAAAAAGCTGCATTTGTATCAGATTCTACAACGTCGAGATACTTTACATAATCAATGTAAATGCGACGTTTTTCGCCTTTTTCCCAAACTTTAAAACCGAGACGAATGAGTTTTTCTTCAATAGTCTCTTCTATATGCTTTGCCTCCTCCCATGCTTTTTTAAGACCGGAGGAAATTGTCATTCCAGCTTTTTTAACCAGTTCCCATGCCCTTTTCATGATTTTTGATAAGTTGTATTTTTTCATTTCTGTTTCCTCCGTTCCTTTGATGACTATATCATACCACCAAATTGGTGGTATGTCAATACTTTTCCGATACTTTTTTGAACTTTTTAGATTGATACATCTATGCAAAAATATAATCAGAAAGGTGGTGCATAAGATGGCATTATATAACAATCCTTATCAATATAGTTTTGGCGTTCCGGGGCAGATGAATCAGTTCCAGCAACAGCCTGTCCAGATGCCAGCTCAACCAGTACAACAACCACAGCAAAATAATAATGGAATCCTGTGGGTATCCGGCGAAGTCGGCGCAAAATCCTATCTGGTAGCACCCGGAACAAGCGTTTTACTGATGGACAGTGAAAGCGAAAAGTTCTACATAAAATCCACAGACGTTTCCGGTATGCCACAGCCGTTACGGACGTTTGAGTACCACGAGGTAGGCTCTCAAATGCCGCCTAAACAGCCTGTTCAAAGCATGGACAGTAAATACGTCACCAGACAGGAATATGACGATTTAAAGGGCAAATACGAAGCTATCATAAACCGATTAAATTCTTTTTCTGAACCTGTTAGGGCTAATACCGTGCAGGAATCAGCAATCAAGGGAGGAAACGCAGATGAGTAATCCATTATTTAACGCCCTCGGTGGTGGGATGCCGCAGGGAAACGGGCCAATGCAGATGATACAGCAGTTTATGCAGTTTAAGCAGAATTTCAAGGGAGACCCGAAGGAAGAAGTCCAGAAGATGTTACAGTCTGGAAAGATTTCCCAGCAGCAACTTAATCAGGTCCAGCAGATGGCAGGACAGTTTCAACACATGTTGAAAGGAATAAAATAGTACATTACAATCTGGCCAGATTGATGTAAATACACAAAAAGGAGATTATATTATGGATGGAAATTATAGCTTAGCAGATATTGCCGCCGCTACTGGAAACGGTAGAAATAATGACGGCATGTTTGGCGGAGATGGCGCATGGTGGCTTATCGTGCTTTTCTTGTTCGCATTCTGCGGATGGGGAAACAACGGCTGGGGAAATAATGGTAACGGCGGCGGATACGCAGCCACAGCAGCTACTCAGGCAGACATTCAGAGAGGATTCGATAACTCCGCAGTAATCAGCAAACTTGACGGAATCAATAGCGGACTCTGTGATGGTTTTTATGCTATGAATAACGGTATGCTTACCGGATTTAACGGAATCAACACGAACATCATGCAGACTGGATTTGGAATCCAGCAGGCAATCAATGCTGATACTGTAGCGAATATGCAGAACACCAACGCACTCCAGGCGCAGCTTGCGAACTGCTGTTGCGAAACCAGAGAAGCAATTCAGGGCGTAAACTACAATATGGCACAGAATACCTGCGCATTGCAGAATACGATGAACAGCAACACAAGAGACATTATTGACAGCCAGAATGCAGGAACAAGAGCAATTCTTGATTATCTTTGCAATGAAAAGATTTCTAACTTGCAGGCTGAGAACAATGACCTCAGACGTGCTGCATCTCAGGACCGCCAGAGTGCATTGCTTACAACTGCAATGGCTTCACAGACACAGCAGCTTATTAATGCGATTAATCCAGCACCGATTCCGGCATATCAGGTTCCTAATCCGAACACATATTACGGATGCGGGTGCAGCACCGGATGTAATTGCTGATAACTTCATATCGAGAGTATCTTTCGATTAATTCGAATGTCGGCTTATGCCGTATTACACAGAGGGGCAGGCTGATACCTGCCCTTTTGTGATATGAAAGGGGTAAAAAATTATGGCAGAATTTACAAATGTAGCTGCTCAGACTGTAGCAGCAAATGGAAATGTAGTATATTCAAACGCAGCAGTTAAGGGTTCTAACTGCATTCAGCACAGAGAGGGAAGTGGAATCATCACTCTGAGAGGACTGACTAATCAGTGTAAAGCAAGATTCTTCGTGGATTTTTCTGGCAATATCGCAATTCCAACAGGCGGTACTGTCGGGGCTATTTCTCTGGCTATTGCAATCTCTGGTGAGCCGGTTCTTTCTTCTCAGATGATTTCCACGCCGGCGGCAGTAGACCAGTACAACAATGTGTCCGCAGGTATCTATATTGATGTACCTCGTGGATGTTGCGTTAACATCACAGTGGAAAACACAAGCGACCAGGCAGTATCTGTTGCGAACGCAAATATTATCGTAACCAGAGAAGCGTAGGAGGTGCAGTTATGAGAGATATTAAGGATTTATGTACAAGAATTGAAGATGAATTGTCCAAAATCGCTGATAATGGACTGACTACTGGAAATCTGGAAATGACATGCAAACTGATTGATATGTACAAAGATATAAAGAACACGCAGTACTGGGACAAGAAAGTGGAGTACTATAACACTGTCCTTGATGAGATGCGTGGCGGATACAATGACGATTACAGCGAACGTGGAAGAAAGCGTGACAGCATGGGGAGATACAGCTCGAATGACGGCAGAATGATGCCGGATTACGACCGGGGCAGTTCTTATGCCAGACGCGGCGAGCATTATGTTAGAGGGCATTACAGCCGCTCTGATGGGCGAGATGCTTATGACGACTATATGACACAGAAACAGAGCTATCGCTCCGGCAAGTCTGAAGACTGCAAAAGAAAGATGCTTGCCGCTCTGGAAGAACATCTGGACGAACTCACAACAGAAATGAGTGATATGTCTAAGGATGCGGAGTGCCGGGAGGAACGTGATCTTGTCAAAAGATACGTAGAAAAGCTCCGGGATATGCTCTAAAAACACAAAAGTGGTAGAGAGGTAGTCGAAAGAAATCTGTTATAATGTAATTGTGCAGCAGGAAGCACAAGTAAAACAGTTGTTTTAACATTTTCGTTTTAACCCTCCTTTCTTTTTGTAGCTGGTGCGCGCGCTTTAATGGAAAGTTAAACAGGTTCGAATCCTGTCGTGCGTATTTGCCGTCTGGCACGCAAGATGGCTCACCTCCTTGATTAAAGTTTTTGTTATTTATATTTTTCTTTAAAAAAAGAAATAAATATCTGAAACAACTCGTGGCAGGCATGACACGTTAAACACTTTGCTAACCCGGGAATCCGGGTTAATGGAAATATAGCTCTAGTGGTAGAGCAGTATCCGCATAGGATATTGGTTAGGGGTTCGATTCCCATTATTTCCTTACCTTGCCAGTGGTCTAACTGGCTTAATCCATTTACCTGCGGCGGCAGGTCAATAAACACGACCAGGAGGATGTTATGCAGAAACTTATTGACACATTAAAATCATTTGGAATCGAAATCCCGGAAGACAAACAGGCAGATGTAAAGAAAGCACTCTCTGAGCATTATAAGAATGCTAAAGAAGTAGCAAAAACCCTGTTGAAAGTCGAGGGAGAACGTGATAACTGGAAAGAACGTGCTGAGACAGCAGAGGAAACCTTAAAAAGTTTTGACGGTATCGACCCAGCAAACATTCAGACAGAGCTTGCTGGATGGAAGAAAAAAGCAGAGGATGCAGAGAAAGAGTTCAACGCAAAAATCTACGACAGAGATTTCTCAGATGCGCTCAAAGCGGCACTCGACGATGTTAAGTTTTCCAGCGAAGCGGCAAAGAAGTCTGTTATGGCAGACATTAAAGAAGCAGGCCTTAAGCTGAAAGACGGTAAAATCCTTGGACTGAATGACCTGATTGAACAGATGAAACAGTCTGACGCATCCGCTTTCGTGAATGAATCGCAGCAGCAGGCTCAGCAGAATCAGGCAAGATTTACCACTCGCGTTGGACAGCAGCAGACACCGGGAGGTATGACTAAAAAAGATATCGAAGCAATCAAAGACCCATCCGAGAGACAGGCCGCAATTGCTCAGAACATCCAGCTATTCCAGTGATTTTTTTACACCGACTATACGCCAGAGTATAGCCGCTAACCCAATACCTTAACAATTATGGGTAGAAAGGATTTTTTATATGGCAGCAAAAGCTAATCTTATTATGACAAATGATATCCAGGTCACAGCACGTGAGATTGACTTTGTTACCAGATTCGAAAGAAACTGGCAGCACTTACGTGACATTTTGGATATCATGAGACCTATCAAAAAACAGCCGGGTGCTGTACTCAAATCCAAATATGCAGAGGGTACTTTGCAGAGTGGAAAAGTGGCAGAGGGTGAGGAAATCCCTTACAGCAAATTCGTTGTAAAAGAAAAACCCTATGCGGAAATGACTATTGAGAAGTACGCAAAGGCTGTATCTATCGAAGCAATCAAGGACCATGGTTATGAGAACGCTGTTCAGATGACTGACGACGAATTCCTTTTCCAGCTTCAGACTGATGTTACCGGCAGATTCTATGACTATCTGAAAACCGGCACACTTACTTCCACAGAAACAACATTCCAGATGGCTCTGGCAATGGCTAAAGGCCGTGTAGAGAACAAATTCAAGCAGATGCACAGAAATGTGACTGGTGTTGTTGGATTTGTCAACATTCTGGACGTATATGAATACCTTGGAGCAGCTGAGATTTCTATTCAGAATCAGTTCGGATTCCAGTACATGAAAGACTTTATGGGATTTAATACAATCTTCTTACTGTCTGACAGTGAGATTCCAAGAGGACAGGTTATCGCTACCCCTGTTGAGAACATCGTACTTTACTATGTTGACCCGAACGAATCTGACTTTGCAAGAGCAGGACTTGTATATACTGTATCTGGTGAGACAAATTTGATCGGATTCCACACTCAGGGCAACTACCACACAGCAGTGTCTGAAGCGTTTGCGGTTATGGGACTTACTCTTTTTGCGGAGTACATTGACGCAATCGCAGTAATTACCATCGACGAGACACCAACACTTGGCACTTTGACAGTAAATTCCGTGGCAGGAGCAGCAACTGGTGACACAAAAATCACTGTAAATCCGGCTAAGGAAAATACTGGCAATGTGTATAAATACAAAGTTGCAGCAGATGCAGTAACTGTTGGTTATGGACAGAACCTCAGAAACTGGACCACATGGGACGGAAAAGCTGATATTAAGGCAACAACCGGACAGAAGATCACAGTGGTTGAGTGTGATGGAACATACAAAGCACTGAATGCCGGAAGTACAAGCGTAACAGCAAAATCATAAACGCAGGAGGTAACTGGCATGGCTTATGCAGATTATAAATTCTATACAGAATCATTCGGTAATGTCGTGCCAGAAACCGACTTCCCGCGACTGGCAGAAAGAGCCAGTGATTTTGTGGATACAATGACGTTTGACAGGTTGGTGGACGGACTACCGGAAAATGAACGCTCTCAGAAGCGTATCAAAAAGGCAGTCTGTTCATTGGCCGAATTAATGTATCAGATTGAGCTTGCTGAGAAGAATGCAATCAATCAGGCGTCAGCAAGTGCGACCGACACAAATACCGGTGGCAAGTCAACAGGCATTGTAACATCTGTGTCATCTGGCAGTGAATCCATCTCTTACGCAACACCGCAGCAGA